TCCATTCTTAGCCGCCTGTCTTTTTGCAGCCTCGCGATTAAAGATACCACGCTCACCACTTCTACTTTCTACAAGAGCCTGCCACTCACGCATAAAGGCTATACTATCTGGCTTTTCAGTATACGCAACAGAGTTATTAGCCAGACCACGTTGTGGATCGTTCTTCCACCAATCACCTGACTTAGCGTGACGCATACGATCATCAGATAAATTCGACAAACTGATCATAGCTGAACGTCTCACTCCACCGACGACCACTACCTCACCAATCTTACACATGATGTCGTGACACTCAATGGATGCCAGCTTACGGCCTGTAGAATTCTTGAAGGTATGTATCACAAAGTTAAACAAGTCAATCAATGGTGCTGGCCCTGATGCACGACCACCGAATGTCTTCAACCTAGCACCAGCTGGACGTACCTTAGATGTATCCCACTTAGGAACCTCTCCACTATACAGCAATGCAATAAGCTGACGCAGTGCCTTAGCCCACCCTTCTTTACTATCCTTAACGACAATGGTTGTGTCGCTATTAAATAGTTGTTCTGGAATTTCTGGTAGCTTGTCGATGTACTGTCGCTCTACTGAGAACCCAACGCCTGTGCCACACAACAATATAAACATAGCTTGGTCAAAGCTCTTCATGCTCTTAACTGCAAGATAACTACAGTTGTACATAGCAGTATTGTCACGTAGGGCTGCGGGGCCAGCTGTCATAAGAGACCGCATAGAAGGCATGACGTTAAGAGACAGGATAGCCTCTTCGATCTGAGTGATGTAAGTGTTGTCTCCTGACACTGGGCGCACGATATTGTCCATGTAACGTGTGACAGTCTCCTGCCAGGTCTCACGGCGTCCCTCTTTCTCTAGCCAACGTGCATAACGTGACTTGTGGATAAAGGCTTGGTAGTCTGTAGGTAGGTGGTTGCTGCTCATTCTTCTTTGCCCCGCTCTTGTTTATCATTCTCTAACCATACCATACGGTCAATGTCTGCTCGTGTCATACCAATGTCTTTTAACTCACGGTCTGACAAGGTGTTTAGGATCTTAATTGCTGCACGATGCTCTGACCATAAAACACAATACCTCATAAACCTCACGAAGATATTGTTAACCCATCTTTGTTTCATCTGTTATCACCATTTCCACTGAGTACCCCACGGGATGCTCTACTATTTAGCTTATCCATATTCATCTCTAGTACCTCTGCTAAGTTACTGTCGAAGTGATTAGCCAAGGCTGTAACATAGAACAGCACATCACCTAGCTCTTTAACCATATCTTCTCGTTTAACCGTAGCATTATCTCTGATCAACTTCTTAGTCTTCTCAGCAATTTCCCCTGCCTCTCCTACAAGACCTAAGACATTCTCGAACAAGCGGCTGTCACCACCAGTCATGATCTTACCCTCGACCCAGTATGAGTATTCCATTGGGCTAACTCCCACGATGGGTTTATCAGAGATGAAAGCGTCTATATCTTCTTGCGTTATCATGATGGGCTTCTCCCGTAAAATTCAGTTGGTGTCCCTGGTTTCTTGTAGTAGTCGAACAAATACCAAGCGCAGTTATCCTTACCTACGCCCTTGCTGCCCTCTATCCACTTGACCCTGCCAACACTTACTACCTTTACGCAGTAAGACATAAGCAACGCCGACTGTTTAGTGTGCGCCCAATCTGCATCAAAGAGTAGCCAAGTAGGACACATCTGCATCCACCGCTCAATGAATGGGTGTAGTATCTTTCTGTCCCAGGGTGGGTTGGTAATACAGTAGTCTATATCTAAGCCAGTAATATCTACCCCCAAAGCATCACAAAATGTGATCATAGGCCCTCTGGGTTCAATGTCACTGGCAAACAAACACTCACCATGACCCTCTGTCAGTTCTTCGATGTGTTCTATTAAGCGACCATCCCCAGCACAAGGCTCCACATAGTCAAAGGAGTATGGCAAGTGCGGGATCAGAGGCTCAACTGCTGATAAGGGTGTTGGATAGAAGTCTCTTGGTATTCTTTCAAAGTCACTACGTTTACCCATATAGCTGTTTCAACCTTTTCAGTGATACGAACTCAGGCTCATAGATACCATTGCTGATCTCACGCTTGATCACGACACCCTTCCACCAGTCTAAGTTAGCTTGACCAGCCCAACCCTCTTCCGCACCCTTAAAGCAACCTGCAACAAGACCAATGGCACCAGCGGCATCCTTGAACTTAACGTCACGTTTGTGGCTGTGACCGCAGGTAGAACTCTTGTAGCGGTGAGCCAGTAGGCTGTTAGCGTGGTGCATACCAGACATGGCAGTGCCGTAGTTGCCAGCACTAAAGAAGTGAGCGTATGAGACACCATCATATTCAGCAATAGAAGGGGCTGAGTTACGATACTCATGGTACTCGTCAAACCAGTAGTCAGTCTGTAGGTGAGAAAAAGATACACCATACTTGTCGCCCTCAATCCTGGGGTCGCTCTTTACAGCTTTCTTGATCCTGTTTTCGTGGTTCCCCTCGAACCCAAACCATGAAGATCGCTTATACTTACGGGTACTAGGCTTGCGTCTGAGACGGTCCATAGATTCGTTGTAGTGTTCAATATCTTTCTGATAACTCTGGCTAACAATAGCCTCAGGATATCTACCGTCAAAAGTGTTGAGAGAGCGCATATCGGCCCCATCACCAAGATCAATAACGTAGTTAGGGTTAACCTCATAGATCAACTCCCCAAGCCAATCAAACCTCTCGTTGTTAGTAGACGGGTCAGCGTGAGCGCAGCTGAATACTATTGCAGTCTTAGGCATGGTAGAAGCCCTCCTGGTATGGAAAAGTTATCTTTACTGCCTCTATAGACTCATTGAACAGAGACTTAAACTTATATGCAGAATCGAAGTCCTCGAAGGGGATATCGTCAGTGAACATCTCACCAGAGTCAACGTCCTCAACTCTACAGGTTAACCACCAGTCCTCACGCTCACACTGGAATGGGTCACAGAAAACTCGATGTACGTTATATACTATTTCAGCCATTCGTCGGGTATCCTCTTATCTGAGTACATGAAGCCGTGTTTATCAGCCCACATACCAAGGGTTGTCTTAGACCCCTTACGGATCTTAGCTTTACTATTGCTAAACACGAACCTGATGTCAAGGTCTGGATGCTGTTTCTTTATCTCAAGGTGCTTCATTCTGTCGTCCACGACAAAGCGTCCCTTTGATTCAACTATAACACCATTGGGTAGTATGAAGTCTGGGGTGTAGCTCTTGTTCCTATGTAAGACCCACTTGATCTTTAGTGCCTCGAACTTAAAGTCCACACCCCGTTCTGTAAGGTCTTTCGATATATCATCTTCAAGTCCAGAACGATAGCCATTCTTTATTGCTTGCTGTCGTTTCTCACTCTTGGAGGCAACCATATCTCACCCTCTGTTCGTCTTAGCCATAATAGTCTAGCGTTTTCAATAACCCTGTCTTCATCACCGTCATACGCCTTGACGACACAATCCCACAGGTCTTCTTCACTCTCTACTTGTTTTAGTAGTATAGCAGCTTTCTTTGGCCCTACTCTGTGTAGTCCCTTGATGTTGTCTGCTGCATCACCAGTTAAGATCTGAGTGTAGAAGAACTTTATTCCCTCAGACGGGGATACCTTAGTATAGTCTCCACGGACAATGTTGAAGTGCCAACAGGGTATCTGTAGCATATCCTTGTCTATAGAGGCCACACAGGCATCGTAACTTAATCTGGCGGCTTCAATGGCAATAAGATCATCTGCTTCTTCTCCTTGGCTAATAATAGCTTTATACTTGCTTTCCATATGGTCTCTGGCGGTCTGCAAGTGCCTTGGCTTCTCAGCGCCCTTCCTGTTTCCCTTGTAGACATGAGACTTTGCAATCTCGTACCTAAAGTTACCCTTACCTGTTAAGTAAACAACATAGTCTTCTGGCAACTCAGGGAACAGTGCAGTCTTATCTAAGATGAAGTCGATGAGAGCGTCAACCTTTTCTCTGGTATCTTTCGCTCCCATCTGTTCAGTGGAGAAAGCTGCACGGTAGGCAAGGATATCACCGTCTATTAATACTTTCCCCATTTCCATCTTAGTTGTCGCTCCAAACCATAGTATCGTCTTCTAGCTCAAAGCCAACAGACTTGACATATGTATATCCAAGGGCAACCGCTGCATCTGCGAATAGCCGTGCTAGGGTCTGTATGTTAGTTACTTTATCCCGTGATAGGTCAACACTTCCATCGTACCCATCATCGTCCTCGTCCATATAGCCGTTAATACTTACTCGCATTAGTCTCTCCTATTAAAAGATGAACAGTTCGTCGTCTTCCGACACAACCGTATTAGTCTCGTATGGTACATGCTCTGTGACACCTAACGCTAATAGACGAACACCAGCACCCTTGGCATACACCTCAAACTTCACCTTAGACTTGGTGCCGTTACCTAGTGGTCCGTCTGTACCAAAATTCCACAGACGTTTGTTCTCACGTCCCTGTGTTAAGTTACCGACGATTGGCTCCCCACCATAGTCTATATCGACTGGTTCACCTGTCTTATCGTCTGTGAACGTCTTTACATCAGAGATCTTACGTTTGACCTTCATGTACTGACCGATACCGTAGTCTGCATTTCCCTGTAGGACGCGGTTACTATTCATAGGATGTAGATCCAAACCTTCCTCTACAAGCTGGTCAATCTGTGCTTGGTCGGTGAAGTACGCATTTACGATGTACTGTCCACCGTTGGCATGAATTGCCTGGGCTGCACGAGGTCCGTCAGGTGACCCCATGTCTGCGTTCTCCTTGAATACTTTTGCATACTCAAGAACCATATCCATTGTGTATTTAGCCATATCGAGTTTTCCTTTCGGCTGTTGGTAATAGTGTATAAGGTCGGATTTTCGTGATAGTCAACACGACCCAGAAAATAAAGTTAGTGGATGTCTGCGTAGGTCTGTCCAAACTGGGCATCGACACCAAGAGGTACATTGAGTTTCAGCTTTTCATTCAGCTTTTCAATGGCATCTTCCATCGTGGCCTTAGTCTTACTTTCTTCTCCCTTCCTAACGACTGCAATGATCTCGTCGTGAAACTGACCGACTGTTTCAATGCCGTTCTTGCGGCAAATAGCAACCCAGCTGTCAAAGCAATACACGCCAGTTCCTTGGTTCAATGTTGAGAACCTATCCTTCTCACTACGCAGGCTGTACCAGAACCTAGACACAGGATTCTGTAGCCACATAGTATCAAACACCTCAATGGTACGCACCTCTGAGGCTACCTTTTCCACTGACCAGTTACGTGACCAGAAAGCATCTAACAGCACCTTACACTCCTTGCTGGGCATCCCTGTAGTACGTGACAGAGTAGCTGCGCCAACACCATAAGTAGCACTGTAGTTTACCACCTTATAATTCTTACGCAGGGCCTTTAGAGATCGCTCACCACTGTTGTGTTTGTCGATATCATCCTGCGTAATAACCCCTGCGTGTAGTGCAAGGTCAAGGTGTGGATCGAACCCCTCAGCTGACATAGCGTCAACATACTTAGGGTCTAGTGGCTTCATGTAGTGACGCTTGGTTGTGTCCTCTAGTGAGGTCATATCAGCACCACATAACGTGTAACCATCTGGACAAGTCAGACACCCACGGATCTCCTTACCGTATGGCTTATCAATGCCTGGAAGGTTAACCAGTGGCTTTGCATGTTTGAACCGAAGGGTGTTAGTTAAACCAGCTACACTAGCCTGGACGTATCCATTCTTCTGCGCTGTAACCATACCCTTTAGAACACCAATGCGGTGAGACAGGACGCTAAGACCATCTAGTAGGTTGATGGCATCTTCCTTTGGCGCGAGATCCTTTACCGATTGGCATAGCTCACTGTCCTTGCGTACCTGTTCCAGTTGCCTTGTGTCACCAGTGTCTTTGTCACGCATAAACTTAAACGTGCGTGGCTCCCACCCTAGAGAGAACAGCCAGTCCTTAACCTGATCCGTAGAGTTAGGGTTAGCCCTGTTGTACCCTGTGATAACAGTTAGAGACTTCGTTGTGTGTGGCTGTCTCTGTTCCTTACACAACTCTATCCACTTCTCACCAAGGGTAGACAAAGATCCATCCTTCCTGTTCATAACCTTTGGCTGTGTCCTAACAGCATTGACAGCTATCTTAGGCATAGCATCTGCGAGTAACTCAACCTTCTCCGCCTTGAGTGCCTCCCATTCCGCCAGGTGGGTCTCAGCCTTGGGTACGTCTAATTTCCACTGTAGTGCCTCCTGAGCAGCTGCACACTCCAACTTGAACGTGATGTAGTCAACCAGACGATCATGCTCTAGCTGGTCGCTATACAGCCTGTTGAGCTTTATCCTGATGTCACGATACACACGGCTGTTGATCTTAACGTCTTCCTCACAGCGGTGTTGATACTCTTCTGGCGTAAGACCCTCCCAGTCGTCAATCTTAGGCTTAGGGATACCATACAGTTCCCCGTACTCAGCCAAGCCATGACGCATCATGTGATGATTAACGTACCACGACAAACCAAGAGTGTCGATTAAACGTGCGGTTACCTTGATGCCAAGGATCTTTTCCACTGCGGGTATGTCGTACCGAATAATGTTGTGACCGCATAGTGTACTACCATCTGTCAACAACTTACGCATCTCCTCATAGTCGAAGGTAGACTGAACCTCACCGTTAGGCCAGTCTTGCCAAGACAATACGTGTATCAACGTAGGGTCTAATCCATCAGTCTCTATGTCGAATACTCTTATCATCTATATTGACCCCTTTTCTCTCTGCCTGTTTCAATTCTTTTGTTACTACCATTTCTTAGACTAGCTCTGTACAAATACTCTTCGTACATTGGATCAAGGTCTTTATCAACAACACTTTCATAAGTATCACCCCACATCCCTAGCTTAGTGTTACAAGACTGACATATAAAACCCCTAAAAGAACCAGTGTGGTGGCAATGGTCAAGTCCAGTATCTATACCATAAGATCCACAGCACTCACAATGTAGTGGTTTAAGTGATTTGTAACCCTTGTTTAACCTCTTAACCTGGTTATTAATTTTCAGCATACATGGCTTACAAGTAGTGAAATTAAGACCTCCTGGGGTGTACTCATAGTAACTTGAAAGTTGCTTTTCTTCCTGGCAAACTCTACAGGCCTTAGTCTCACCGAACTCAAACTCGCCTTGTGTCATTAGTGTAACTCCCTTAACATAAATGTCTCTGTACTAAACCGAAGTTTACCTGCTTGCCCTTCTTCTGAACAAGGTCGGTTCTTCTCCACTTTAAGGTACGTTGTATTACGTTCTTCTATCGTATCTGCTTCTTTGTCACGGTGCAAGTCGATAATAACAGATGCACGTTGCCCAATCATCTTACAGTACTTTGGGTCACCATACTCATTAGTGTGTGCAATAGTCACAATACCTACGTTAAGCTCCGCTGCCAGCTTAGACAGACGAATAGATAGGTCAGCCAGCATACTCTCTTTGTTCTCCTCAGAGCTACCAACCACTACGTCCTGGATAGGCTCAAAGAATACGAACTTACAGTCACACGCCTGACTAAAGAAACGTATCTGGTCGATAAGCTCGTCAGTACCCTGACCATCACCAAGGTAGAATTGATAGAAGTTCTCGTCCTTGGTTAGATCGACAATAGCCTCACGTACAACGCCATCAGCTTCCTTGTCTTCGATCAGGTCACGTCGAGTTAAGTTATCCCCAACATGATACGACACAAGACCCAGTAGTGATCGTAGCTTCGTCTCTTCTAAGTGCCAAGCTGCAATAGGTATTCCCTGCTTTAACATGCTGTATTCCATGTAACGCATTAGCTCAGTCTTACCGATACCAGTAGGTGCCTTGAATACCGTGAAGTGACCCTGCATAAGCCCCATGATCTTATCGTCCAGTGCAGTAATACCAGTTGGGTAGTAAGTATGCTCTGGCGTATCAGTGTACAACTTCAAGAACTCGTCAGCTGTGTTTAAGATATTCTCTGGCGTGTGCTTAGTTGGCTTCCACCATAGGTTCTTAAAGTCAGATGCCTTGCCTGCAACCAGGAAGTCGTTAGCGTCCTTAAACTCACCATGTTGTATGCGGTAGATCTTATTAGGAAACAGTCTTGCCATACGATCAGCAAGAGCATTGCCAGCATCATCTGTATCCACCGACAGGATGATACGCTCAAAGCTATTTAGCCACTCGTTACAGTTCTCCCAGAGCTTCTTAGAGGGCGTTGCAGAGGGTAACGACACAACAGGGTTGGTGTACTGACTTTTCATCATTTGTGATACTGAGAGGGCGTCTAACTCACCCTCAGTGATGGTTACGAACTTAGAACAACCCGCAGGAAACATATTCATACCAAATAGCTCGTCACCCTTGAAGCCATCCTTAGCGTAGAAGGCTTTCTCGTCTAAGCGACGAACCTTAATTCCACCAGAGGGGTACACATACTCTTGACGATCAGAATACGTCAGTACGTTATAGTCCTGCATGGTGTTAGAAGTGATTCCACGGAGGGGTACATAATTCCCCTGGGAGTGTGCTTCTTGCTTAGGTCTTGTGTATTCCAATACTGACATATCGTCTCGTCCTTTCGTCGGGTACTTATCTTTGGCCCAAGAGAACATCTGACCCTTGGAGGGGTAACCAGAACCACAACCGTGGCACTTACCAATCTTCATGTCGGTGTTATAGCAAAATGCGTCACTTGATCCACACGACACATATGGACAAGGTTGGTGTGCTACGTCTGTCATACTTACGTCTCTTTCTTTAGTAGTATATATTATTATGTAGTAATACATACGTTCTTACGTTAGTACCACATAACCCTATAAGGTCGGAATCTACGATTAGTCAACATCACAAATTGTTTCAACTTTACGTCTGATGTTGTTTCTGTGTCGATCTATTGACTGCTTAGTCTTGTTAAGATCCCTACCAGTATCAACTAAGTTGTTGTTATTATTCCAAAGACTCACCAGTACTTCCTTCTCAGCATCAGTTAACCTGTCGCCTAAAGTCTGTAATATATTCTTCACTTCGTATGATCCGAATATATCTTCTGTGGTCTCTAGCTCATACTCAACCTCACTGTCGTCCACAGCTATGTATATGCTGGTGTCGGACTTCTTAGCATCTTTACCCATACGTCCTTTAGGGTAAGTCAGTTGTGAGGAACCTACGTTAGCGAAGTAGAACATAGCCTCCCTGGCACTGTAGTATAGTGCGGCAGGGTTTTTCTCCCCACCAGCACGTAGGTCTAGGCACTTAACTACCCCCTCAGATACTAGATCATCATAGTCCTGTCTGTTCCTGTAACGTCTAGCCAGCCTGCGACACATATCTAGTATCTCTTTATTTTCCATCTACTTTCATACCCTTCTTTACAAGCTGTATAAATCCATACTCAAAGATCTTGTGGTATGTCTCTGGGTCCATATCCAATGTGACCTTAGCAGATCCATCCTCGTTGTCTTGTATATTATCTACAGTAATAATACCCTTAGTCATCAACATTCTCCTTGCTGTTAGCTACGGCACTGCCGTACTTACGGAACCTTTTGTTATAGGCACGTTTGATCTTCTTTAACTGCCCTGCTTTCCAGAGGTAGAACCTACGTGCTTTAGTAAGCCCATCGTATTCATCACCACCCTTCATGGGTATCCGCTTAGTCATTTATCCTCTCCTAATACTGGGGTGTTAGTAATGGCAAGTATTGCCTCCTAACTAATACAGTAATGTCACTTACGTTGTGCCTCTATTACCTCCTCATACTTGTTGATCAGTTGCTCAAACTTCCACTGGTATAGCTGTTGCATACCCATGATGGTATTCATCATTTCATCAGGTGTAGGCTCACGGTCACCATCACCTATTTGTCTAAGCACTACCCCAAGGTCATTACATACTGACCAGCAGTCCATGATCTTTTCTTCTAGGTCATACAGTTTACTCATCTGTTAAAGCCTCCCATGATGCAGGAAATAAGTGTATCATTTTACCAGCAATAATGTCTGCAACTAACCGTGTCTCTGCCTGTGTGTCAGGCTTACACCGTAAGTTACACATATCAGCAAAGGCATCAAGACTACCCGACCAGTACCATTCAGTCATGGTGGACTGTGGGAGTACCATACGGGCTTGCTCAGGGCATATACCTTCCCCAAGCAGATGGTTATAAAGGTATAAAGCATTATCATTACTAATTCTAGTGAAGTGTTCAGCAGTCTGATCACTTCTGTACCCATCCTGATCAATGGAACCCTCACTACCCTGCTTCTTATCAGCACTACGTCCACGCCATACATCAGGCTGATAGAACTCAGGCTCATTGTCCACATACCTACGACTGATCTCATTCCAACGTAGGAACTTATGTTTAACCAGTTGACGTGCGACAAAGATAGGGGCCTTGACGTGGAAGGATGCAAAGGCATGACCGAAGGGTGACATATGCTTATGCTTGGCTAGGTACTTGATTAGCTTGGTGTCATCTGCTTGCATCTCCTTGTGGCTTTTACCGAAGCTAACCCGTGCTGCATTAACGACAGATAGGTCAGTACCCATATGGTCTATGTATGTTACCTCAATCATCAGAATGGCACCTCCATATTCCTATCGCGGGGGTCATTGAAGTACCCCTTCTCTAAGTAAATGTGTCGAGTATCTGCTACTGCATTAAGCTCTGATAGTGCGGTTGGCTGCATGAAGCCCATGTCCCGCAAGTGTTGCTCTAAAGTGGTATTCATATTACTTTCCTTTCGGTGCTGTATAAAAGATGTGTGTACCATAACGACCATCCAGGTGATACTGAGTAGACCAGTATGGTTTGACATAGGTAGCATGATAGTGAGTAGATGTAACCCCTATTCTGTCGCCCTTAATCACTGACTTAGCAATAGTCTCAGCTATATCAATGGCAAGGCGGTCACGAACATTACTATTATACTTATGGTAGTTGTCCGATTTTCCATCGTGGGTGAAACTGAACTGTTTATCCTGGAATACCACACGACATATATCGTTAGGCCACCTGTCGCTCTCTACTCTGTTCATAACCACCTCAGCGACTGCCACCTGTCCATCCAGACTTTCTGACCTGGCCTCAAAGAAGACAGCCGCTGCGAGACACATTAACGGTGTCATGATATTACTAACACAGCTTCTTCGTGGAAGCATTTCCAGCTATTCTCAGCGACAGAGAAGATCGGGATGTATCCGTTAGCCTTCATGGCCTCACTAACCACACGACCCTTAGCATTGCCAACGATGTGTGATGCTGGACGGAAGAGGCCATTTACTGTGCGCTCTGTACCGTCCTTCTTGACGAATGTAACTGTTGCAAACCGTGTACCACGAGCTTTAACTACGTCACGTACTGTTGTTTTGTTAATAGTGTTAGTCATTAGATGCTTCCTCCTGCATGTGTATTAATAGTGGTATAGAGTGATTCGGTATCCTCGTCAAGCATATAGTTCCATTCATCCTCCATATTAATCACGTACGGTGGGATCATAGTTGTTGCAGTGGTGTTATATGCGACACACAGTAGGCCAATCCTACTCACCTGAGAGGCCATGTGTTGGTTTATATACTTAGCGGTAGCCTCAGCCTTCTCCATCACCATAAGGGGCAGGTTTAGGGCTATAGGGCCATCCTTCTTGGTGGCTACAGCTACAGTATATACTTTGTTGTCGTGATTAAAAGTCGGGTTCATGTTCATTCCATTCTTCTGCTTGTTGTGAGTATTCGTAACAGTGCTTGCATACACCCTGGTCGTCTATATCATCTTCGTCTACCATTCGACCACAGTTATCGCAGACTTCCTTGTCCATTTTATGTAACATTATCCTTCTCCTTTGTTAATATACGAATCACTAAATCATTTTCCATCGGGGGCGTCAAGTATTAATTCCCACGGGGGCCAAACTAATTCCCACGGGGCTATTTCCCACGTAGGGGGGTCATTTTCCCACGTAGGGGGGTCCGATTTGGGCGGGAAAACACATTCGGTTTCTTGAATATGGGGTTCGGCTTATATAAG